AGGTTATAATTCATCAAAACGGCGCATGCTGAATCAGCTGCTAATACCCATGGAGTATTTATGAGCTATAGCATGACGTACGACAGTCTGCTGGTGGACGTGAGGCGCTATCTTGAACGTGGTTTCACGCAGGAAAGCGATCAAATTGTTTATGACCAGCTTCCGCGCCTAGTTACGCTAGGTGAGCGTCGTATCGCCCGTGAACTTAAAATTGAAGGTTTTATTCGCGCAGTGACTACGCCGCTCTCAGCGGGGGTAGCTGTTTATCTGAAGCCTGACCGCTGGCGCGATACCGTAAGTATGACTGTTGACGGTGTTCCTATTTTTGCTCGCTCATACGAATACCTGCGTAACTACTGGCCGGTTGAAACTCAAACCGGCAACCCTGCGTACTACGCTGATTACGATTTTCAACACTGGCTTATAACCCCGACCCCAGCCACCGCGAAGACGCTTGAAATTTTATACTACGAGCAGCCGCGTTTCCTGGGTGATGATTTCCAAACAAACTGGCTCACTGAATACGCGCCTGACGTGTTGCTTTACGCAACCCTGCTGGAAGCTACCCCGTTCCTCAAAAGTGACGAGCGTATTCAGACGTGGCAAGGAATGTACGACCGTGCTGCTCAGGCTCTCAACGGGGAAGACCTCAAGCGCATCATGGATCGCTCAGCAAACAGGAGTGAAGCGTAATGCCTATCTATAATGACGTCTTTGGTGGCGCGAATATTTACCCCAGTGAGATTAGTTATAGTTCGGTGGCGTTGTCCACGAACATCGTTCTCAGCTGGCCGACCGAAACCTCAACCAGCGTAAACCTTGCGACCCGCATCATGGACGTCACGGCGTCCTCGGCAGGGTTGTTTATTACGTTGCCCGATGCCTCTAAAACAGGTACGGGTAATACGATCCTTTTCAACAACCAAGGCGCTCAAACTTTTGTAGTTAGAGACGCCGCCAATGTTCAAGTCGTTTCTATCCCTGCGGGCACTGTGTGGCAGGTCTATCTGACCAACAACTCTACGGTGGCGGGAACATGGGAGACGCTACAGTTCGGCTCTACGACTTCTACTGCGAACGCTTCTGCACTCGCCGGAACGGGTATTGTAGCTGTAGGTGCTCTGCTTTCTCAGTCTGTACCTATTACCGCGTTTAATAGTAATTACACGTCTGCATTAGCTGACCGTGCTAAGATGTTTAACTGGACAGGTGCGGGCGGCACGCTCACGCTGCCCGACCCTACGATCGTAAGCAATAACTGGTTTATCTATTTGCGCAACTCCGGTAGCGGCGCTATCGTAGCTGACGCTCCCGGTGTGACTACCATTGACGGTGCAACTTCCCTTAGTTTTCAACCCGGTGAGTCAGCAATCATCGCCTGTGACGGCGTTAATTTCTACACTATCGGCTTCGGTAAGTCTGCCGTGTTTGCGTTTGACTACACCGTTATCGCCGTGGGTGGCACAGGTAACTACACGTTGACCGGTACTGAACTCAACCGGGTGTCATACCGTTTTACCGGAGTGCTGACAGGTAACCGGAACATCATCGTACCCGCTACGGTGCAGCAATATTGGGTTGATAACCAAACCACTGGCGCGTATACTTTTACGGTAAAAACATCGGCGGGCACAGGGGTCACCCTTGCTAGCGGCTCTCGAACCATTATGTATAGCGATGGAACCGACGTGTTACGCGCTGATACTTTTTCAGCTTCTTTCCCTATCGCGGTTAATCAGGGTGGAACGGGGGCAACTACGGCAGGGGCAGCTTTGATCAATTTAGGCGGCACTTCAGTAGGTATCGGTGTGTTCACTGCGGCAGACGGAGCGGCGGCTTACGCGGCGCTAGGTGCTCTACCGGCGGGTGTTGTTAACGGCGGGACGTTCTAATGCCTGATACTACTGTCGTCCTCAAGTCTGTGCCCGGCATCAAGCGGGACGGGACTAAGTTTGAAGGTGATTTTTACACCGACGGGCAATGGGTGCGTTGGCAACGCGGGTTGCCGCGCAAAATTGGTGGTTACAAATCGACACAAAAGTATTTATCAGAAATAAGCCGTGGGTTTTCTAACTTTACTCAGCAAGAGTACGTCTACTGTCACTCTGGTAGTGCCACAAAATTAGAGCGTTTCACATTAGACATCACCGGCAACAGCTCTGTTATTAGCAATCGAACTCCTACCGCTGTTCAATCTGTCGGTAGTGTAACCCTACTTACAGGTGCTGCTGGCTCTGTTGATAGCATAACAGTCGGCGGCGTTAACATCATGTCAGGCTCTGTTGCTTACACAACCAGTTTAGCTGCAACAGCTACTGCGGTGGCTGCTAACATCACGGCTTACACGTCTAGCCCTAATTATTCTGCGGTTGCTGTGGGTGCGCAAATCAATATCACTGCGACGCTTGCAGGTTCTGCGCCTAACGGCTTGCCGGTTGTGGCCACGGCAACAACAATCACCACGTCTAAGGTAGACATGTACGGCGGGTCTGACGCGCTTGTAAATGACGTTAAAAACATGTGGATGTTTGACTACCAGTATGACTCTTCTACAAACCAGAACTACATCATCGCTCACGTTGCTCCTAACTTAGAAAGCATTTCTAATAGTATTGGTGGTCAAATATTTTTCGGTGAGGTGTTGGGTACCGGTGTTTTGCAGTCAATCAATTTACCAGCTAACACAAACTGCACAGGCGGTATCGTCTCACTACACCCGTATTTATTCTACTACGGCACCGACGGTATCATCGGCTGGTCTGTGCCCGGTGAGCCGACCAATTTGACCGAAACCGGTGCGGGCGCTGGGGTGGCTCGCGTCTGGGGTCAAAAGATCATCAAGGGTTTACCCTTACGCGCTGGTTCGGGCACAGCTCCTGCCGGTATCTTCTGGGCGTATGACGCTGTTATCCGAGCAACCTTTACGGGCGGTGCTGCGGTGTTTCAGTTTGACATCGTTGCAACTGATACATCAATCATATCTGAGAACGCCGTCGTAGACTATGATGGCGTGTTTTTCTGGGCAGGGGTCGACCGATTCTTAATGTTTAACGGCGTGGTACGTGAAGTGCCGAACGCCATGAACCTGAACTACTTCTTTGATGGCCTCAACAAGCGTGAGCGGGACAAAGTTTTTGCTTACAAAGTGCCGCGTTACGGCGAGATCTGGTGGTGCTACCCTCGGGGTGAGGCTACTGAATGTACGCACGCGGTTATTTATAACGTACGTGAAAACACATGGTATGACACAGAGCTGCCCGCTAACGGTCGCGCTGCCGGGGCTTTTAACAATGCTTTCGCCGCGCCTATTTTAGCTGGCGCAGTCGGCGCAGGTAATGATTACCGCGTATGGGTTCAAGAGCAAGGCGTTGACGAGATTGACGGGCAGGTTATCAACCCAATCCGTTCTTATTTTGAAACAGCTGACCTGTCATCTCTGACCCAAGGTAAGAATGAGTATTTGCGCATCACCCGTATTGAACCTGACTTTGTGCAGAACGGCGACATGACTGTGCAGGTTACCGGACGCGCTAACGCTAGAGCGCCTGAAGTCTTTAGTTCGACTTTCACATTTGTTGACCCGAGCAACGTCAACGAACCGTATCAAGAAATTGTCATGCTCAAAGAGCAGCGCCGGGAACTCCGTGTGCGCTTTGAATCAAATGAAGTTTACGGCGACTATCAGATGGGTCAAATCATCGGTCACGTATCTATTGGCGACAAGACGGTGCTGGGATGAGCAACCTGCGCGTTACTCTACCGACGTATATGGGTCTGCGTGACTGGGCTGACCAGGTCACACTAGACTTTGATTCTTACGGCGCGTTCGGTCGGTTAGATGACGTTAACGAATGGCAGAATTGGGCAATGCAGTTTTTGAATATCATGTCGCTGAAAGAGAACTTCCCTAACCCGTATCAGTTTGAAGACTGGCGGGAGTGGGCTGAAAGGTTCTGTCAGGCGGCTGAGTAATGCGGTTTATTGGGTTTGAACGCGAAGACGAAGCAGAGGCTTGGGCGCGTGCAAGACTTGAGCTTGAAAACAAGCCAGAGTTCTTCAGAACACTGGTGGCGGTTGATGAGAATGATGAGTTTGTGTGCGTGGTAGTGATGACTAATTTCACACCGCGCAATATTGACCTCAGCATTGTTATTGACCACAGGAAAGTAACGCCGAAAGGCACGATTGAGATGTTTAATGAGGTTTTTGGTTTCGTGTTTGACAAGCTGCGTGCGGCACGGGTTACCGGGTTGCTGCGTGGTAAAAACAAACGGGCTAAAAAACTCAATGAGCATTTTGGGTTTAAGTTAGAAGGCGTGATGCGTAAAGCGTTTGCTGACGACGATTTACACATCTACGGCTTTTTAGCTGAGGATTATCATTCACACGTTTGGTACAGAGGTTAATATGGAAATTAGAAGCGCTATCACACAAATGGCTGAGCAAGACCCTCAGTACGCACCTGCTATTGACGCTATAGAGGCGCAGCTGGCGCGTACACCTATCGTGCCAGAAGATCTTGATAAAGCGATTCAACTTTTAGAATTCGTTATTCAAAACCCAGACAAGTATCAAGAAGTGCGTGAGGCGGCTGTCAAAGACGGTCTCGTTGATGCGCGAATGGTGCCTGAACAGTATGATCAAGCGTTCGTAGTATCCATGTTGATCGCGCTTTACGGTTTGCAAGACCGCTTAAAAACGCAAGGTTACGCTCGCGGCGGTTTAGCGGTTGCTGCTCGTCGTGTTGCGGCTGCGGGTCGGGGCGGTGACACTGAGTTGGCGCATATCAACAGCCGTGAAGCCGAAATGCTAAAGCGCATGGGCGGCGCGGGTACTATCAACCCAAACACGGGACTGCGCGAATATAAGGACGACGGTGACTTTCTATCTGCAGTCTTACCTATTGCGCTAGCTGTTTTTGTTCCTGGTCTTGGAGCAGCTATTGGTTCAAGTTTGTTAGGAGCCGGAGCAAGTACTTTGGCTTCAGGCATGCTAGGCGGTGCTATTTTAGGCGGAGCTACTTCTGCTTTGACCGGGGGTGACTGGAAAAAAGGCGCTCTGATGGGCGGCTTAGGTGGCGGTCTGGGTGGCGCTGTAGGTGAGTTTGTCGCCCCTGGAGCTTCTGCAGTAACCCAAGGTATCATCGGTAGCGGCTTAGTTGGCGGTGCAGCCGGAGCTATTACGGGTGACGGTTTTCTTAAGGGCGCAGGTCAAGGTGTACTAGGCGGCGCTATCGGTCAACTCGCTGGAGGGTATGGCGGTGAAACGGCTTTTGAAAAAGGCGTGAGTTCTGCCGGACGTAGTTTTGGTAATGCGTTGACTGCCGGTTATGATCCTAAAACAGCAGCTACGGTAGGTTTAACTTCAAGTCTGTTTGAAGGTCTCAGAACAAACATGACGCCCTCGGATGCGGCGGTTGAAAAGCTCAAGGTAGGAGAAACTAGCCCCGCGCCAGGCGAAATTAACACTACTTCAGGCGAAACCACAGCGCCTAAAATGATTACGCTGACGGACGGCACTTCTGTTCCGGCTCCAGGAACTAAAGGTATTGGCGCTGACGGTAGACCGTTCACAAATGTGCTTGATACGACAACCGGCAAAATAGTTCCGCAACTTGATAAAGGTTCTTATCAAATTAACCCTCAGACCGGCGCTGTTGAATTTAAAACTGCCGAACCGGGGTTCTTTGAAAAAGCTCTCAAGGGTAGTCCGTTTGAAACTAAAACTCCAACGACCACCGCTACGGGCGCTAAAGCTGATGCGGGTATGGGTTTAGGAACCAAAGTCTTAGGCGGTTTGAGCCTTTTAAGCGCCCTGCAGAAACCGCCCCCTGCGGCTCAAGAAGCTATTGCTAAAATGTCTCCGCAACAGCAAGAGTATTTTAACCGCCCTTCAGTCTCCTGGGACTGGAACAGGATGCAAACCGATGCTAATGCGGCTAACATGAGCCTTGATCAATTCATGGCTGCTAACTGGCCAAAAATCACGGGTTACGCGTCTGGAACACCTGATGCTAGACAAGGCACTTATAATTACCAAGCGCCAATCGGTAAAGCACGCGGCGGCGCTCTGTCAGCTGTTTCCCGGTTCGCTCAAGGAGCTGGTTCTGGTCGAGCAGACACCATTGATGCTAAACTTTCAGATGGTGAATACGTGATTGATGCAGAAACAGTTGCAATGCTCGGGGACGGCTCTAATAAAGAAGGAGCTAAACGCCTTGACGCTATGCGCCAAAATATTCGTTCCCACAAAGGTAAGACTTTAGCAAAGGGTAAGATTAGCCCTAACGCTAAGTCTCCCTTGTCTTATCTGAAGGAGTTTGCATAATGGGTAGCTTATTTCAAGGGTCTCCACAGACCGCTACGTCGTACGCGGCTTCTTCTACCGAGACACCGCAGTGGATGCAGGATGCGATTTACAATCAAATTCAGATCGCGCAGAACCTCGCTAACAAGCCGTATCAGGCATATGACATGCCTACGGTGGCTGAGCTGTCTCCGCTGCAACAGCAAGCGTATAAGAACGTACAGGCTAACCAAGGTTTCTATCAAGGAGACATTGACAAAGCCCAGTCCGGCATGTATGAGTTCGGTAGTAAAGGTACGGCTGATGCTTTGAAAACAGCGCAAAATCAATATTTGCGCCAAGACCTCGTTGGTAAAAACTTAGACGCTGGTCAAGGGTATTTCAATCGTGCGGGTCAATTAGACCCGGTTGCTGCGGCTAATGTTAACTTAAACAAAGCTGCGGGTTTAGACTCTGTTGCGGCAGCAAGCCCGTATTTAAAGAACGCCGACCTCACTACGGCTCAAGCGTTGTCTAAAGAGGCATTGACGGCGGCTAACCCGTACTTAACAGCGGCTGCAGGATCATCTGCTACCAACCTTAATCAATACATGTCTCCCTATCAAACAGGGGTCATGGATGCAATCGCTAAACAGGGCGCTCGTAATTTGAGCGAGAACCTGCTGCCCGGCGTGTCTGATTCGTTTATCAAAGCGGGTCAGTTTGGTAGTTCTAGAATGGGTGAATTCGGTTCACGCGCATTACGTGACACGCAAGAATCTATTCTCAACCAGCAAGCTCAACTGGCTAACCAAGGCTACGGACAGGCTCTCAGCGCTTCTCAGGCTGACCTCGCACGTCAAGCGCAGTTGGCTGGTACCGTGGGTAGTATTTCTGGTGCAGACCTCTCTCGCGTGCTTCAAGGCGCGGGTCAGTATCAGAACCTTGCTTCTACCGCAGGAAGTTTGACAGCTCAGCAACAGCAGAATTTGGCTAACATCGGTCAGACTCAAGGTCAAATGACTTCACAGCAAATGCAAAACCTTGCTAACTTGGGTCAAGCGCAAACTAACGCAGGTCAAGCCCAGCAGCAGTTCGGTCTCAGCGCGGCTCAAGCCGCTCAAGCCGCTCAAGCAGCTGACTACCAGCGTCAGATGTCGGCACTTAGCCAGTTTGCCAATATGCAGCAACAAGAACAAGCTATGCGCTCAGCTGACGTGGCGGCTCTTGAAGGGGCGGGTTCGGCTCAACAGGGACAGATGCAGCAACAGCTCAACGCAGCTAAGGCGCAATTTGACGCTGAGCAGTTGTACCCTAGACAACAAGCGGACTTCCTCAGTACGCAAATACGCGGTATGGCTCCAATCACACCGCAAACGACAACGCAATCCGGCGGTTCAACCGGCGCTACGTACTCAGCTTCGCCGCTGTCTCAACTGGCGGCAGCTACGTATACGGCCAAGGGTTTGAGCAGCTTAGGCTAAGGAGCAGACATGGGATTTGAACTCAATCGAATTATGAAGCAGTACGGGGTGGGTACGCCCGGTATGGCTACTTACACTGGTGCGGCTGCTCCCGTAATTCCAACAGCGCCAACGGGTGAACGACCCGCAGGTGATGATGCTGCTGCAAAAGCCGCACAAACCGCTTTTGATAAACAGAAAGCCGATGCTGATGCTTACGCAAAAGACAAAACTGCTTTCAATGAGGCGTTCCGTAAGTACGGTCTTGACCAAAAGTCATACGATACATATAAGGCTGATTATCAGAACCGCCTACAAAACACACCGATGTATGTGCAAAGTCAGTTTGACACAGGTAATCGTCCTGTGTCTGACGCTATGAAATTTGCAACTAATACTACTAAAAACGAAGCTACTGGGCAGGGTATGGGGGCTGATAAGTTTTATGCAAACACTAAACAATATATTGTAGACAACCCTTATGCTTCTACTCAAGCTAATCAAGACTACATGAAAAGGTACGGTATTAGCAACCAGGACGTGTACAACGCCACCGGTAGCTATTACGGCAATCAAGTTAAAAACCCAACTTACGGCGCTGTAAATGCGTCAATGGTTAACGATACACCTCAAGCTAAGTCTGATTACTATTTACAGCAGCGTAACCTCGGTTATACGGATGCCGACTTGCGCAAAGCTACGACCTCTACTTTCGGAACACCTGCAGAAGGTGACTGGGCGCAGCTGACAGCTAGAGCTTACCCAACCTACAACCAAAATATTGTTGACGCTTACAAAAGCATTGGCCGTAGTTGGGAACAAGGAACAATTGACGCGCCGGGCTACAACTACTGGATGAACCAGCTTTCAAGTGGTGCGTTTGACCCTAAAAATCTCAACTCTACATTTGCACAAGCGGCTGCAGATGAAGCAGCTAAGGCTACAGTCAAGGCTTACACAGGCGGCTCTGTCAATGAACTTGCTGCTCAATATGCCATTGGCGGTTCTGTTTTTCGTAATCCCTTTAGGTCTCAAAACGAAGACAGCGACTATGCTAAATTCATGACGCAACAACAGCAGGCAGATGCGCCCACGCAATTTGCTGAGCCGCCACCGAATTACGACAAAATAGTCCAAGACGCTTACGGCACTTTGCAGGGGCGTACAGGCATAGGTACGGAAGCAAACAATATTGACCAAGGCGGTTTTGACTATTGGAAAAGCCAATTAGCTTCTGGTGCAATTAAGCCGGAAGACTTTAGAGGTGCTTTTAGCGGCGCTACTGACCAATACATGGCCAATAACCCCGAAGACAAATACACAAAGCAAGTCCAAGGATTCATACCCCCTCATATTGCAAACTTGTACAAAGAGGTTTTAGGCCGCGCACCTGATACAGGCGGCGCTGCATATTGGGCAAAAGAGTTTGGCGATGAAGTTAACGCTGATGAGATGAACACGTTTATACAAGCCGCTCAACCTGAGATGAAAACTCGTTTTACTAGCAGCCCTTTTTATCGTGGTGATAGCAGTGTCGTCTCCGGTGTAACAGGCGGCGGGGGCGGCGGGGGCAGTACCACTAAAGACAAACTAGAAAAAGCTGCAATTAATGCAGCATTATCCTATGCTATAGGTCCAACCTACGACTACGCCAACGCTGGGCGTCAGCTTATACAAGGCGATGTGGGCGGTGCTATAGGCAGTGCCATCTCCGGTGCAACGGGCGGCGTATCAAAAGTTCTGAAAAAGTTTAAATTTGAGGATGGCGGCTCTGTCCATGATCTCGCTGCTAAGTATGCTCATGGCGGTCCAGTAAAAACTCACTATCAAACAGCAGGTACAGTCAGGCTACCTAGCGGCTACATAAGCCCTGAGGAAGAAG